GCTCAAGCACTTAGGGAGTCCGCCTTATTTGCATGAGACGAAAGCTTCCCATTTAGCCGCGGGAAGACGCATTATTGCGTGCTACAGGCTAGTCACTATGCTGGCACCAACCGACTCGCTTGCCCTTCGGCCGGCCGTCAAGCTGCATAATGACTTTGTGAGGCCATGCTTGTATTGCAACAAACGTGAGTGGGATCACCTTTGGGAGCGATACGAGTCCTCGGAGGAAGAACATTGGCTGTATTACATGCACGTGGACACTTGGTGTCTGCGATGTGAGCAACGCCAGAAAAGGCAACGTGCTTGGCGCTTTCCCTTTTCTTTGTGCGCTCACCGCAATCAGCAAGAAGACACGAAGGAAATTAATATTCCGCTACCGCTTTCTACGGTAGGTGTCGTCGAGCGAGCAGTCAATGCTGCTTCCACTGGGAGCAAGGGTGCGCAATTTCGCCCCCACGCCACCTTCGTGCATCATTTGACCCTTTTGGGCACCACGGAGCTTCATAAGCAGTCATTGTGCGCCTGGGCGCCCACTGCATTGAGAGGCTTCATGGATGGCACGCCAGGCGTGACTAGGGAATATTGCGATGGCCGACCCTGCAAATCCCCCGAGAGTCCTACACTTTCCCCCGAACCAGCCAACCCTGATGTGCAGGATGGCAAAATGAAGGGGGTCTGCCTTGAAGGAAATGAATATGGTGAGGAGAAGCGAGTGAAAGGCACTTCCATTTCAGTCGAAGAGCAAAATTGCGCAACGCAAATTGGGCCTGACCTTATCCCAACAGAAGCATTCACCAGCTCTTTGGGAAACGTGAAGGCAGGCGCTGCGAAACGCATCAACCCGCCCCCTTATAAGGGGACGCGAGCTCAGGAAAGGAAGATCTATCGCCTTGTGAGTGCAATCATCGCCAATGTATTTCCCAGAGCCAAAATTATTAAGTGGCGAGAAGAAAATCCAGAATTCGATGAAATGCAATCGAAGAAATGGAGCACTCAACGATGGCAGAATGCTGTGCAAGAAGCGCTTGCTGACATATCCTGCAGAATTGAGCAGGAAGTGCAAATCAAGAAGAATGAAGCGCTTCCATCTAAAGGCAAAGCCCCGCGTCCCATTATTAATTGTGGCGACACTGGGCAAGTCATCACGGCTTTTGCCGTGAAATGCTTTGAGGAGCTTCTTTTCGAATATTTCGAGGATGCTTCTATCAAGCATCTGCCTAAGAATGAGGCGATGGAGAGAGTGGCTCAGCATCTTCGCCAGGAAGGCGCCAACATCATTGAAGGTGATGGCAGCGCCTGGGACTCATGCTGCAGCTATTCTATTCGCAAGCAAACCGAGAACCGCATCATTAAGCATATTATTGATGTGCTCGGCCAGGATGCTGAGGTGCCAGCCACATGGCTCAAGGAATGCATGCATGACATGAACAAGCCTGAGCTTAATATGAAGCTCAAGGTGAAAGATGCATCCCTTGATCCAATGCGTATCCTTATTGGATCAATTCGCCAATCAGGCCATAGGGGCACTAGCTGCTTCAATTGGCTTATCAATTATGTGTGCTGGCTTACCGTGCTTTGTGAATTCCCAGAGAAAATGGTCGCAAAAGTGTATTCTAAGAGTGCACGCGACTTCGTGCTTCCATCCGAATATATCTCAGCCTTGGATGGCATGGTGTATATTCTTAAATATGCATTTGAAGGAGATGACTCCGCCATTTCCACGACTGAGAATTTGAAGGCGCACGAAGAAACCATCCAACAACAATGGAAGAAACTGGGCTTCAATATGAAGCTGCTTTATGCGAAGCAGACTTTCACATTCACGGGCTATAATTTCCTTTGCGATGAGAAGGGGCCAACCAAAACATTCATCCCCGAGCCCGCAAGGAATATTGCATCATCATCCTGGAGCACCTCTTCCTTACTCTTGTCCCAACCGGACAAGAAGCATGAAGTGGGGGCAGCAGCAATGCTTGCCCGTGCCTTGAATTATGAGGGATGTGGGCCTTTTGCCGCATATTTCTCAGCACTCGGTCTCGCTCACATTAGGGCAGGACAAGTGAAGGACTTTGGCCTCAACGATGTCGAAGCAATGAGACTCGGCATCGCACAATGCACTTCAGTCGAGGAGGCTCTTCACATTTGCGCATCTAAAGCCGGGCCTATGACCAAGGAACAGCGCAAATTGATGAGGAACCTTATCCCAACTTTCAGCCATGAGCATGAAATCAGAATGCTTTCTGCTGACTTTGGGAATAACCCATGCGACACATCTCTGGCAAAAACATTAGTGCCATTTGAGGTGTGGGACCCCGCGGAGTATGAGGCTCCGCGGCGACGGAAGTGCTAGGCACTCATAGGGTGCCTTAATTAAAGTCTCGCTTTAATTCATTAATTAGAAGTAGCCTTTGAGCTATTCCAGGACTCCCTCCCCCCAGCTGCCGATGGGGGGATATCAGAACACCGTGGGCACCATCATCAGTATTGGGTGTCATTGTGCCGTGGAGAGGTAGGCTGAGCACAGCTATATCGCAAATTACCGCGAACTCA